CAGCAACTCATTGACCATGGGGCGCGTCGGTGCGGCAAATTGGCGGAGGAACTTGCGGTTGAGCAGGTCCAATCGGCCAAGGAATCTTTGTTTATCTTGTTGTCAAACATCGCCAACATGGGTATCAATTACTGGGCAATCAGCAAACTCGTCATTGGCCTAAACGCAAACCAGTACATCTACAGTTTGCCCGCGGGCGCGATTGACGCTTTAAACGTGCTGTACCGCACCATGAACCGGCCAAGCCCGAATAATGCGGGCGGCTACAACACAAGCGCGGGCGGGACGGTGGCCAATGTCTACGATGGTAATACTGCAACCTATTGCCAGCAAACCTCTGCTAACGGCAACATTGCAGTCAATTTTGGGGGCAGCAACAGTCAGTACATTGGTTCCATTGGGTTTTTGCCTTATGTTGCCGGGGGCGGATCGGCTACTTGGAGCTATACGCTTCAATACTCTACCGATGGTTCCACGTGGAACACTTTAGCCACTGGCACTAATGTGGCGGTGGCGGACAACCAATGGGTTTGGACTGACATTGATCCGGGCCAGAATGTGCAGTACTACCGCATGCAAGCGACCGGCGGCGTAACGCTTGCCCTGCGCGAGTTGTACTTTGGCACGATGGCCACCGAGCTACAGATGGCGCGCTTAAATCGCGACGACTACACCAACCTGCCTAACAAGCAGTTTACGGCGAATCAGCCCTTCCAGTTTTGGTTTGATCGCACTATTCCCCAGCCAACCTTGTACTTGTGGCCAGTCCCATCAAGCCCGTTTGTGCAGATAACAGTTTGGTATTCGCGCCAGATCATGGACGTTGGCGCGTTGTCTGGCCAGCTTGAGATACCCCAACGCTGGTACGAGGCCATCTTGATGATGCTGTCGCACAGGATGAGCTTGGAGTTGCCAGCAGTGGATGCTGCCCGAATACAGTATTTAGAAGGCCAAGCCGAAAAGTATTTCAATATGGCGGAGCAAGAAGAACGCGATAAGTCACCTATTTATTTTGCGCCCAATATTTCAGTTTATTCGCGCTGATCATGCCTAGATTTCTAAACACCGAAGGCCTCACGTCGATCGCAATCGGAGTTTGTGACCGGTGTAAGATGAAACGTGCGTTTGTGACGCTAGGGTCCGATCCTAATTTTCCCGGATTGCGTGTTTGCGATCAAGGTTGCGCGGATCAATTGGACCCTTACCGTCTTGCGGCACGCCAGACAGAACGGATAAACTTGCGCTTTCCAAGGCCGGATGTTAGCGTGGCCGTTACCGAGAGCGATCTTTTGACCAATGGAAATAACCAGTACATTATTTCCACGCAGCAAAACACGCAGACGCCCACGCAGACCGGTAACGAGGATTCTATTTCGCCCAGCCCGCCCAATAACACGAGCACATAATGTCCGCGCAAGTCACCATCACCCAACTGCCCACAGCTGGTGCTATTACCGGTACTGAACTTGTTCCTGTTGTCCAAAATGGCGTAACGGTACAGACCACCACGGGCGCAATTGCCGGGTCACCAACGCAGACTTACAGTTACCTGACAGTATCCCAGACCCCGCAGCTAGCTAACAGCCGCTATGTTGGCGTGACTAACGGCTTGACACTTACCGATGGCGGCGCGCAGGGGCTCTTCAATATCAGCACCACGGGCGCTTTGCTGTCCTTGGTGAACTCGAGTACCGGCATACAGGTAAAAACCGACACTACAACCCTTACGAACCGTTCTATTGCGGCGGGCACAACCGGCTTGTCCGTGGCCAACGGCTCTGGTGTATCTGGCAATCCTACGGTCTCTTTGACCGGCGTACCATTGAATTTGGCCAATGCCAGTTTTAACGGCCTCGTAGTGCTTTCAACGGCTGGCGGCATTACCTCCGCAACCATTACCGGAACTTCTAGCCAAATTAGTGTTACAAATGGAACGGGCATAAGCGGTAACCCAACAATTTCTTTAGCCGATAACGCTGTTATGCCGGGAACGTCCGCCATGACAATTGTTACCGGCACGAGTGCCCAGCAGCCATCCGGATCCCAAGGTCAATTGCGGTTTAACAGCAGCACCCAAACTTTTGACGGTTACGCGGCCGGTACGTGGCGGCAATTCTCTTTGTCCGGTGGCGTAACGAGTTTTAGCGCCGGTTCTACGGGCTTTACACCCTCCACGGATACAAGTGGTGTTGTGACACTTGCTGGCACGCTTAACGCAAGTTCTGGCGGCACTGGTGCGAATACGTTAACCGGTTATGTGTACGGCAACGGCACTGGGGTAATGACCGCGTCAACTACGATCCCAACTATAGCACTGAGCGGCACGGTGACCAATGCTCAGTTAGCCAATAGTTCGGTGACCTATAACGGCGTAGCTGTGGCCTTGGGCGGGTCAGGCACGATCACCGCAACGGCCACCAACGCGCTAACTATTGGCACAGGTTTGACTGGCACTTCGTACAACGGCTCTGCCGCGGTAACAATCGCTATTGATAGCACAGTGGCCACATTGACTGGTGTTCAGACGCTGACCAACAAAACAATGAACGGTGCGTCCAACACGTTTAGCGCCATCCCCAATAGCGCTTTAAGTAACAGCACAATTTCTGGCGTTGCTCTGGGCTCCAACCTTAATAACTTAACCATTGGCACAGGGTTGTCTGGAACGTCCTATAACGGCTCTGGTGCAGTCACAGTGGCCATTGACTCGACGGTCGCAACGCTGACTGGAACTCAGACGCTTACCAACAAGTCAATCTCTGGCTCAACCAACACGCTGACAAACATCGCCAACGCAAGCCTCACCAACTCGTCGGTGACCGTTGGCACTACCGCGATTGCGTTGGGCGCATCTAGCCTTACGTTGGGCGGCCTGACATCGGTTGCGGTTACGCAGGACCCTGTGAGCGCGTTGCAACTGGCTACAAAACAGTACGTCGATACGGTTGCCCAAGGCTTAGACCCAAAGGCTTCTTGCGTAGCAGCAACGACAATAGACATCACGTTATCTGGGACGCAAACAATTGACGGGATTGCGCTGATTGCTGGAGATAGGTGCTTGGTTAAAAACCAAACCTTGAGCCAAAACAACGGCATTTATGTTGTCTCTGCCAGTGCTTGGACTCGCGCAACGGATATGGACGCATGGGCAGAAGTACCCGGCGCATTTACTTTTGTTGAACAAGGAACCACTTGGGCCGATACAGGCTGGGTATGTACTTCCAACGCTGGCGGCACTTTAGGCACTACTCCCATCACTTGGGTGCAATTTGCTGGCGTAGGCTCTTACACCGCAGGCACAGGACTGACTCTCACGGGTACGCAGTTCAGCATCACCAATACCGCGGTGACTGCTGGCGCATATGGGTCTGCAACTCAGGTAGGCACGTTTACGGTCAATGCACAAGGCCAATTGACCCTTGCAGGCAACACGACAGTGACTCCAGCGGTCGGCTCCATCACTGGGCTGGGTACGGGGGTTGCAACTGCTCTAGGGGTCAATACGGGCACAGCAGGGGCCTTTGTAGTTAATGGTGGTGCGCTAGGTACGCCAAGTAGTGGCACCTTAACTAACACAACGGGATTGCCAATCAGTACAGGTGTATCTGGTTTAGGCACTAGCGTTGCAACGGCTTTGGCGGTCAACGTAGGCACTGCCGGAGCTTTTGTGGTCAATGGCGGGGCGTTAGGTATACCAAGTAGTGGTAACGTTACCAACCTGACTGGTACTGCATCCATCAACATCAACGGCACGGTGGGCGCGACTACAGCCAATACAGGCGCATTTACCACAGTTTCAGCGACCGGCGTAATAACTTCTACACTTGCAACGGGCACGGCTCCATTTACGGTGGCATCGACCACACAGGTGGCCAACTTAAATGCTGCGACAGCAGGAACAGCGACCAATGCCACAAACACCGCGATCACGGCAAACTCTACCAACGCAACAAATTACTTAACCTTTGTTTCTGCGACTAGTGGAAACCTCGGACAATTGGTAAACTCAGCAATAACTTGCAATCCTTCGACTGGCGTTATTACAGGCGGGATTTCTGGAGGAACTTTCTAGCATGGCACAAACAAATTACACCCCCATCCAGCTCTACTACTCGACGACCGCGTCGGCAGTACCTGTCAATACCAATTTGGCCGCGGGAGAGCTCGCGATTAACACGTTAGATGAGAAGCTGTACTTTAA